TCAGTTACCTATTGGCGACCACAACTATGCGTTGGGTAAGATTAATGTAGGTAAGAACGCATACCGTTCAACCTACAAGCGTCTTGCGACATTCGCCGCTCTTCAGTCTGGAATCCCTATTCACAGCAAAGTATGGAACTTCGTGTCTGAAGAACTTAGTAAGGGTAAATACACTTGGTTTAATCCATCACTTACCGTGACTAAGGAAGAAGCCGATGAAGCTGTTACCGCATTTGTTAAAAACTTTCTCGGAGCTTAGTTATGACTGACGAAGAGAAAGAACAAAAAACCCGCGATCTCCTTCTCGAAGAGATCACGATGCTCGACGGCATGATCGCTGAAGTCGAGGATCAGCTCTCCCAAGTCGGAGCCAACTTGAGAAAGTTGAGGGTAGTTCGGGAAGCACTCCAGCATGTTACTGGTGAGCAGACTGAATTAGATTTGGAATCGAAAGAATAGTCGTTAGAAAGCAAGCCCGCCGCAGAGTTTTTCTTTTCTTCCCTTTGCGGTGGGCTTTTTTCTGCCCACAAATAAACTTATATGAATACATACGCCTTAGACTTTGAGACCTATTACGACAAGCACTGCTCCATACGGAAGCTCGGCCCGTTAGGATATTTTTCTCATTACGACTTCGACGCTTATATGGTGAGTGTCGTCGGAGATGACGGATACGAATGGGTTGGCCACCCTGAAAATTTTGACTGGCCAATGCTTAACGGCAATATTGTCCTGTCCCATAACGCGTCATTTGATGAAACACTTTACCTCTATGGCATCAACTGTAACTGGTGGCCGAAGGTGGAACCAGCCGAATGGCACTGCACCGCAGACATGGCTGCTGCTGTAGGTCTGCCAAGATCATTGAAGAACTCAACTGCTGAAGCCTTCGACTTAGAGATCTCTAAATCTACTCGTGATAACATGTCAGGTAAGACGTGGACTGGTATGACTAAGGAGTTCCAGAAGGAAGTAGAAGAGTATGCCATCAAGGACTCTGTTCTCTGCCTCCGTCTATGGAAGGCTTATGAGTCTAAGTGGTCTCAGTTTGAGCGGGACATCAGCGTCACTAACCGACGTATCGTTCAGAGAGGAATCCCGATTGATGTGGAAGCTCTCCGTAAAGCTAAAGAGACAATCAATGAACTCATCTTTGAAACTGAGAAGGCGATTCCTTGGGCTGACGAAAAGCCCCTACTTAGCCGTAAAGCATTTGATGAACACTGCATCCAGCTTGGCATCGAACCGCCCGCCTCTCTTGCTAAGACGGATGTCGATGCTCAGAGATGGATACTCGCACACGGTCACAAATACAAATGGATCGAGGCCGTAACGAACTGGCGGCGTATCAACACCATTAAGAAGAAGCTAGATAGCTTCGACTACGCTACCATGCCGGACAACCGATACTATGGTGGTATCATGTATTTCGGAGGACACACCGGACGCTTTAGTGGAAGCGGTGGGAACCTCAACCTCCAGAACTTGCCTAGAGAAGGTATGTTCGGAGTCAACATGCGTAACTTGATTACTGCTCCTGAAGGCAAGAAGCTAGTCGTCGTTGACCTCTCACAGATTGAAGTCCGCACCCTGTGTTGGCTATCTGGTGACCGAGAGACAATGGACGCAATCGAAGCGTCGGATGATATCTACGAAGCGTTCGCGATCCAGTTTGGCTTGTGGTCTAAAGATAGAGGAGTCCTGAAGAAGGAGGACGCCAAGCTGAGACACAAAGTTAAGGCTCTCGTATTAGGCTGCGGCTACGGTGCAGGAGCTAAACGGTTTGCTGAGATGTATGATATGCCCCTCAAGGAAGCTGAAGATGCTGTTACTCTTTACCGTAAAAAGATCGCGAAGGTTCCTCGTTATTGGAAGAAACTGGACAAGCAAGTCGATAAAGCATATAATGCTGGTCGCCTGTCCCTGACTCTCCCTTCAGGAAGGTCTCTTAACTACGGCAATCTTCGGAAGACTCTAGCCCAAGGACGAATCCAGTTTGTCTCCAGCATCAACCGGAATGGCCAGAAACGCATCATGAATTTGTGGGGCGGGGTCCTAGCTGAGAATCTCTCACAGGCTCTGGCCAGAGATATTTTCAGTTTCATGATGTTAGAGATCGACAAGGCAGGCATAGATATTATCTTCCACGTTCATGATGAAGTAATCTGCGAGTGTGATGAAGATAAAGCTGAAGAAACCCTACAAAAAATTACCCAAATTATGTCCGCTCCTCCTGAGTGGATTAGCGATATTCCTCTGGATGCGGAGGGAGAAATTCTAACCCAATACCAAAAATAATGACCTACAGATATTTGCGTAACCTACGCGACACAAAAACAACCAAGGCGGACGACCTTAGTAAGTTCCCCACGGAAAAACCTCGATTCAAATCCAAAGCGGACTACCGCGAGTGGTGCGGGGACCCCAAAACAAACCATATTTTTTATTCTACTGTAGAAGGACGTGCGCCCTCAAAACGGATAGGTGGTGATAACCCAGCACATAAAATTTATGGCGTTGTAGCAGACTACGACGCACCCGTCGATTGGCCTAATATGCCTGACATCGTAGAGGATGGTTGTGCTGCTACCGTGAAACCCACTTGGGCTTCTAAAACATACAGTGGATACCTTAGACTAGTTTGGGAGTTCGACGAACCGATCCCCATAGACCCTTCTATGTTTGATTCATTCATTTCAAACATGAACAGGTCTCTCAAGATAGATAAGCTATTCGCTGGGTTCGACACAAGCTCGCTTCGACCTAATCAATATTTTGAGCTGGGAGATGAGTGGACGAGGTTAAATGGGTCAGTTCCTAAAGACATAGTTCAAGCGGCCCTAACAAAGGCAGTTACGTCCAAGCCACCAGAGTCGGACGATACGACTATACCAATCGATGTCGTAGCTAAAGAAGTTGAATCCCGATTCCCAAATCGCTGGATGGGGGACTTTGAAGTGGGGTCCAGAGGCCCACTATTCTGGATCGATGACGGTATCAACCGAGACGGATGTCAGGTTGTAGAGGATGGTATCGTTTGTTATTCAGACAGAGCTGGCAAAGGCTTTATGAGCTGGTCCGATATCTTTGGTAGTGCTTTTGTTAAAGACTATGAGACTAAAAAACTAGCTACTTTACTAGACGAATATTGGTTTAATGGTAAGTGCTTCTACAAGCTTCTTTTTGGTAACGCTGTATCAATCCCGAAAGATCAACTTCTACTAGAGCTACGTCAGGCTGGTTTCTCTGTAAGAGTAAGAAGAGGGAGAGCAATCAGCGAAGTAGAGGAGGCTGTTTTAACGATTAGTAATAACAACCGTATTGACGAGATTGCACCAGTAGTGTTCTCAAACGAGCGCATCGTATCTTACAACGCTAGCCGGATTCTCAACTGCTCTAACCTAGTTCCAGTCGGCCCCGACTCTGACGGTGACCCATCAAAGTGGCCGTTCCTCCATCAATGGTTGAATCAGCTATTTGTGGATAGCTCAAAGAACCCAGCCTTAGATTATTTTTACTCGTGGATGCAGCGTTTTTACACTGCGGTTTTGGATAGGGTTCCTTTACAGGGACAAGCTCTGCTGCTGGTCGGGCCGACAGGTCGTGGCAAGTCGCTGTTGTCGAACAAAATTATCAGTGGACTTGTTGGGGGTTTCTCTGATGCGTCTGATTATCTTTCTGGTCAGACGAAGTTCAACAAAGACTTAGGTCGTGTCGCCTCTTGGGTTATAGACGATACGACCTCAGCAGCTAGCTTTCAAGACCAGAGACGTGCGACTGAACTGCTAAAGCGTGCAGTAGCTAATCCGAGAGTTGAGTATATGGCCAAGTATGCCGACGCCATGTCGATTCCTTGGACAGGACGAGTTATCTTATCCCTTAACATGGACGCCAACTCGTTGTCAGTGATTCCTTCTCTGGATACCAGTAATCGAGATAAGCTCATGGCCTTGTTGATTGCTGAATCGTCTACAACATCATTCCCACCTAACGCCCAGCTAGAGGCTATTATAGAACAAGAACTGCCTCACTTTGGTAAGTTTCTACTCGACTGGAAGGTTCCTCAATCAGTTGAAGACGTTGGTCGGTTCGGTGTTAGGTCATATATCGACCCTACAATCGCCGATGCCGCCTACGACAATAGTAGTCGTAGTTCGATTGCAGAGTTGGTCGAGTTCTTCAGTAAAAGATGCCGCGAGGTTTACCCTGACTTAGGTATGTGGAGCGGCACTCTCACTGAGTTTCAGGTAGCTATTCACGATTTGAACAACGGTCGTGATGTTGGTTCTTCCCGTAATCTAGAGTTTTGCCGAAGAGGTATGATAACTCTAGAAGAAGCAAGTCGGGTTAATAAAAAGATACGCCCGATCACATCTGAAGGTCAGGGTGGGGGTAAATTGTGGAGCATTGACCTGAGTGAGAATTACGATATAGGTTATAAAGCGGATGACAAACGAAGATCTACAGATCAGGAGGCAAGAACTTTGCGGTGAGTTTTGGACAGATCTTCGGCAGATCCTTGAACAAATCGGAGGAGATCCGTCAGTTGTTGACGCCTACATGGACGCCCCTCTCAGTGAGTTTGTAGATTTCGTAGCCCCGAATGGTATAAGGCCCGTCTATAAAAAGACGGGCCACATCCACCACAACTGCCTACCGCCGGATGAGGAGTGACTCGAACGCATCAGGCCGACGAGTCCTCTTTATTTCGATGTTATAGCCATCAGCCTTGAATCGAAACCCGTCTGCGTCACGCTCGCCTCTCTCGTTGAATCGTTTCTTGTGGATGATGGATTTTTTAGGGGACCACCCACAGAGCCATACCTTTCGCAGACCTTTGTGGACCCGCATGAAGAAGTATACGTCGGCCTCAAACTTACTGAACCTCGTCCTGACAACGGAAGCATTATAGTTTAGCTTAGGTGGGGTGTTGCAGCTCTTAGCCTTAACGTCAACCTTGAGACCTTTATATTCGTAGTCGTGAGTGTAGGACTTATCTCCAACATAGTTAAACTGTTTAAAAGTATTCTCAAAGGCGACCTCACCTAAGAAGCCAGTCATGTTACCTTTGCCGTTAGTGAATGATGTCCTAAGATTACCTAAAGCGTCAGATCTCCGGCACGCTTCAGCGACATCTTCTGGTGTAGGTTTGTAAAGTATGAACCGACTCAAAATTTATTTGGTTAAACATCAAACTCAAGTTTGATTGCTCTAGATGTCCCAGCTAGTCCTAAATAAACGCTATTGCCTTTAACTAAGGCTGCTGTCGAGTAACCTGTTCCTAGGCTCATTATGCCGGAACCTTCTTTGGCTGTGGGTTTCCCGTCCTTGAAGTCATTCTCGTAATCTTTCCATTGGACTTCAAGCGTCGATGGGTTAATCCGAAAACATTTCGTATCGGCCCAGAAAGCACTATACAACCAACCGTCAGGTCCAAGATAGCCGTGGAAGTTTTTATTTTTATTAGCGACCGATAGGTAGTCTTCTGGTAACTTAAATTCTTGATATGAGTCGTCTTCGCAGTTGATTACCAAAAACATTTTACCTTGTCGCGGCAAACAGAAAATTTTGTTTACCGCCTCAACGTAAGTGGCCCCTACATATTTTACCGAGAAGCCGTATACACCAGACGTGACTGGTAGGCCGTCTAGATATTTAAACCCTCCGTTTTTGTCGATCTTTGCAACACTCGTTCCGAGTGCGGGCGGCATGTAGATTTCCCCCTTCTTGTCAGTAGCTGCTCCCCAGATGTGGCTAAAATTCGCGGGCCTGTTCGGCTTGGGTGGTGTGAAGGAAGATACTTCTTGTGTATTCGTATTATATGTAAAGATCTGGAGTGTCCTCGTATATGAAGGCATGTAGATTATTCCGTTGTTTCCCTCCGCTCCCGACCGCACTTGCGGACTCATCCTGAATTTCTTTTCTACAGAAATAGATCCTATCTTCCTATTTAATCTAGCTATCGAACTGGCGTAGGCGGGTAAGAAATAAGTGTAGCCGTCTGAGGCTTTTACGCTCCCGATGAAACCCTTGTATCCCGTATCCTGTTTCTCGATTCGGTCATCGTGAGTATTTGTTTTAATGTATACGTCCGATTTATACCCTAATGAATGGATTGTGCCGTCATCGCTAAGACCCATCGTGCGCGTCTTAGTTAGGTTTCCTTTAAACTCACCATCCAGATACTTGAATCGAGGCCAAGGCGCATAACTAGAACTAGAACTAGAACTAGAACTAGAACTAGAATTAGAATCTTCTTCCTTAAGATTTTTTAAAATCTCTTGAAGAAGTTTAATTATTTTTTCTAGTGCTTGATAGATCAAAATTTACCTTTCCTACGGCGGATGTTTTTAAGGATCTTAGCTGTTTTCCTATGCTTTGCGGTCTTCTCCGCGATACTTTTAGGTTGCTTAACGTGTTGTTTACCTGCCTTCATGCCCTCTCTTTTCTTCTGACTAGTTCGGGCATACTCTTCGTCGGTTAAAGCTTCACGCGCAGCTTTCGGCAAATACCGCTCACCTGTCTCCAAAGACGGCTTACCGGATTTGGTTCCCCATTTCTCCCGTGTCCAGTTGTCGAGAGATCTCTGTGACCTACGTTTTGGCATCAGTATCCAGACTTAGGAGTAGACCGCTTACTAATTATCTTATTAACCTTCTTTTTAGTAGAAGACTTTTTTTCTGTTTTCTTGTGTTTGTATCCTTTTTTAGACATAGCTAAATGTTGTTCATAGGTTTCGGCCATATAACCTTTACCGTTTTTGTCATACATCATGTGTGGTTTAAAATCTTCTTTTTTCATTAGTTTCTGTAGCCTCCTCCTGCTTTTTTATATCTTGCTGCTAGTAGCTGCGCTTTGCGGGCTGACCACTGGCCAGCTTTACCGCCTTTTGTTCCTGCTAAAATTCTTCTGAACATACGCTTACGCATTTTAGGCTTTGTGTAATTGCCCGCCTCGTTGACACGAGACTTAGACTTCTTGCGTCGGGCTTTCTTAAGTATTTTTTTCTTCATTCAGCCACCCTCTGTTCTACCCGTTCTGCGAACGACGCTTTCTTCTTCGCTTCCTCTTTTAGCAGGTTAGAAAGAGCCTCCATTCTTTTTGCTACACCAGACCCAGACTTTTTAGCCTGACGGTATTCCTCGTTGTCTAAAAACTCTTTCGCAGCATCAGCGAACTTACCTTCTCTGATGTTCTGCATTGTCTTTGGGGAACCAGATAGGCCACCACGATAGATCGAAGATATTGCCTCGTCCTGAAGTTCTGGAGAAAGATCGAAAAACTTATCGCCAATCATATCATCTTCGATAGCGAGTTTAGCTTTCTCACCAATCGAGCTTAACATCATATTCCGAGCCACCTCCCCAGTAATCGCTTTACCAGATAAATCGGCTTTCTTAGCAATACCACTCTTACCCATCGTGATCTTACCCGTATAATACGGAGATTTCTTATAGGCTTCTAAGCTACCGTCCCCAATCAGGTTCCCGTAGCCGATTGTCCATAACCCTTTAGAGTCTTTATAGGGTCTCTCGACAAACCCTTCCTTCGGGCCTAGCACATCGGCTAGCTTACTGAAGCTGTAGGTTTTCTTATTTGGTTTAACTAAAACTGGGTCTGGCATTATTTTAAGCGTTTAAGGATTCGTTCGTAGGCCGGAAAGAAAACTTCGTCGATGCAACGGATACAGGCTTCCTCCTGAAAGCTCTCGCAGAACGAGATGCCTGAGATATGGAAGGCGGCGTGTAACATTTCATGACGTAAGGTCGGTATTATTTCGTGTTCCGGTAGTTTGTTATGTAACTGGATTATCCGTTTTTCGTGTAAGTATTGTCCGTAGCAATCATCTAGCTCAGTCCTGTGGATCTTGATCCGCTGACCAGCGATCATGACTGACTTTAATGATTTCACTTTCTAGATCTGTTTTCCGACTTACTCATAACTCTGAGATTAGTTGGGGAATTATTTCTTGGGTTACCGTCTTTGTGGTCAACATCTTTTCCTTTGACTCGCTTACCTAAAAGCTTCTTCATCTTACGGCGTGCTTTGTTACGGGAATTCCTGTTATCTTTTTGTTCCCTTTTACCTTGGTAATTATCGTATTCTTTTCGGTAGTTTCTCATGCGTTGTTAAAGTATTCGACAATCGCTTGCGCGTATACGTCGGCTAGTAGTGAGTGCTTTGAGTCAAAGAGAATCCATTCCTTCGGGGAACTGCCGAAGAAAGGCTCACATATTACGGCAGGTGGTGGGGCGCTCCGCAAGAATCCGGCCCCACGACCGTCAGACTCGATTGCTTTTACGCCCCTGTTTTTCTGCACTTTAAAGGTTTCAGAATGTGCCTTACAGAAGCAGTCAGCTAAACGACGACCGTTGTTGCTGGTGTGGTAATGTAGGTATTCGTAACCCTCTGCTTTTGAGCTTGAGTAGCTGTTGAAGTGAAGTTCAATCGCTATATCACACTTCTCTTTTGCTACGCTCTGTCCAATCCAATCCATCGCACGTCCGTAACTCTCTGATGGGTAATCGTCGAAAACAACCGAATGAATCCCTTGATGACGTAGGTGGTTTTGCAACAGGTCTGCGACCTTCTTGTTGTAAGTCCACTCGTCCACACCGCCGACAGAGCTAGCTCCTTTATCCCCGATCCGGCTGTGGCCGACACAAATAGCGACTTTTTTTAGCTTTTTGACCTTCTTACGTTTAGCAGCTTTAGCCGCTCTGTAGGCGGCTATCAGTTCGAGAATCTTGTCGAGTATTTCGCTTGGCTTCATTTCGAGATAATGATGGCGCGTCGGTAGCTGTAGTCGCTATGGAATTTCTGACCATCACCGACGAAGGTGCCTTCCTTAAACTGATACTCAGCTCCCTCAATCAAGGTGATTGTTGGTGGATCGTAGAGCGCACTTCTGTTCAAAGCGGAGGCGTCGCGATAACCTTTCGATACGCAGCTTGGCAGCAGGAGAGCCGTCAGCAGCGAGATCGTCGATTTCATCTTCCAGCTCATAAATGTAGCATCTTCTTTTCCAATTCAACGTAGCGACATACGCTTTAATTAGCTCAGTGAGCAGCTTGATCACTTGTCCTTAGCCTTGAACACGTTAAGAGCGAGCCAGTCTACAACCTTATACGCCTTACCGATGAATGTATCATCCTTCGGCGTAGGTGTAAGAGCAGCGATTGCTGATGCGGCTGCGATGACGGCAGTGACGATTCCGAAGAGTTCGTCCTTGTTTTCTAAGATGTAACTAATCATTTCTTGCGGTTTTTAAATTTTTCAACTGCCGTTATAGCAGAGAGGATAGCGATAATCAAGCCGAGAAAAGTCGAGATAAGTTGGATGCCCATATCCAGATCTTCTGGTAAAGTAGACATGAAGGCAACGGCAGAGCCGACGATGCCGGATATAGGGTGCGTGATGTGTTGAAACATTTTACATTATATTGGGGATGGTAGACCCAGATCCTGATGGGTCTAAAGAAACTCGTGGTTTGGCGGCTCCTCTGGCGGCGTCTAGCTCCTCGTCCAGAAGCTTTTGACAGATCGTCCAGTGGTATTGAGCGCGTTCTAAATCAGCGTTGTCCTCTGCTAGCATGCCTAAAAGGCCGTGTTTAATAGCGTTTAAGTTACCTAGATAGATTAGGTCGTCTTGAACGAGGACTGGTTCCCACGCTCTCTTGAGTAGAAGCTTAATGTTCTTAACCTCAGCGGAGGGATTACTAAACCGGAATCGGCGGTAGCGGACTACGCCGTCGCCTTTGACTACGGCTAAAACTATTTCAGAGTTGTCATCCTGATTAGAAGCGTATACTTCTACGCTATCGTGGATATCAGAGAACGAAATTTCGTTTACTTTCGTTATAGTAGCAGCAGACCATCCAGCGCCGTAAGCCCCCAAATCCACACTATTACTTACTTTTGTTCCATCAGATTTTGTACTTTCCACTACAATCTTCCCATCAGAAGGGAGTGACGTAGCGGGAGCAACAGCCCGAATTACTATTTCATAAACATCTGAATTAGTGGGGGTGCGTAAGTCTTCTTTAGAAGGGTGATAACCGTCGTCAACAACGCCGAAAATAGGCGAAGGACCAGCTTTCGCATAGCCCCCGATCCGGTAATCATGCCACTGAGAACGGGCTTCTACCGGAGAATCCTCTAGCATAGCCCCTAAAAGGCTCTCAGAATGCTCTGGCAACGCGAAATAATCGTTGGTGGTCTCAATAGACCAGTCATAGAGTAGATCCTTCCACATCCCCATCGCGTAGAGGCGGGGCATGACTAGATTCAGCTTGGCTACAAGGTCTTCGTCAGGCCGG